TTTTTAAAACAATTTAAGATCTTAACCGTCTTATATTGTATGAAAAAAGAAATTTATGAAGAAATAAAACAAATTTTATCAACTTCTCCTGGCTTTGATAAGCTAAACAAAGAAGAACAAGATAGAATTATAAAAAAATTATATGAAATACTAAAAAATAAATAATTAATAGCCAGGAATTAATCCTGGCTATCTTTTATAATTATTTATTTAATTTTCTTGTTCCTCGTCTGGAACGACAAAAGTATAATTTAAAGAATTAGAATCCTGTTTATCTAAATGCCACATTACTGGACAATCTTGTAACCATTCAAAAAAATTGTCTGGCATATTGTTTTCAATTTTCATTTTTTTGACTCCTTATAATATTTTAAAAGTTGTTTTACCCAACGAGGGATTGGTTTTCTACCGCTTAACCAGGTAGAAACTATAACACGATCAGAAGCCGTTACCTGATCAAAACAAATACGGCATAAGTCCGCTTGGCTTATATCAAGCGAACTCATAATTTTTTTTAATTCATTATGTTTCATTTAATTCTTTCTATTCGACAATTATCAGAAACAAAATGAATTGGTAAAAACTTTGAATCATCATCATTTAAAAAATAAATGACATCGTTTAAAGTTTTAAAAGATCTTTGATAATCATTAGCATTAAAAATGTTATTAGGATAACCAATCCATGTTAAATGATCGTCAAATAAATTTGTTTTTTGATATTCGTCTTTTAATGTTTTCTCGGAATGAATTTGTATTAATTCATCATCATTCCAAGAAACACGGAATAAACTTGTATTGTATTCATTTAAAGTAATTGGATCTTTTAATTCTTTCATGTTTGCTCCTTATCTATTCTAGTTACTGTTATATTTTGTTTATTATTCAAATTAAAATTATAACTTTCATTATAAGTTAATAATTTTAAGATGTTGATTTGATCTAAAGATAAATAACTGTGAAATTCAGCGATAAAATCCATCATATTTTGACGGACTCCATCGCTTTTATTTTCAGTATTTATCCTATAATTAATAACTATATTATCTAAGTTCATAATTAATCCTTAATACTAGGGTTTTTTATCACAATGAAACCATTATCATTGAGATATTTTTTAATGTCTTTGTGTTTGTTATTCACAAGAAAATCAATATTACTTGTTAAATTATTGATTTTTGTTTGTTTAACCTTGTTTTGTCCGTCAAGAATATAAACAAGATTATATAAAGTTTTTGGATCTTTAAGATCATATTTAGTAATATCAATTGTTTGATTGTTCATTATAGCTCCTTTGCAAGTGCTTGACCTAGATGTTTAAAAAAATGTAATACATCACCGTTAAAAAAATCTATTTTAACAATAGTTTTTTTAATTTGTTCTTGCTCTTGTTTTGATGTAATTTTTATGTGATCAATAACTGATCCATAAGAAATAATATTTAAAGTACCGTTTTTATTGATTTCAAAAGTATCATTTTTATTGATATTCTTTTCATCAATAAAAGTATCTAGCCAATTATTAAAATTGTTCATAGTTGCTCCTATAATCTTTTATTGATTTCACGAGCTAACCACTTATTGCTCATATTGTTTAAAACATCTTTTATTAAGTAATCACGAGCCATTGAAACAAAATAATCAATTGATCCTTTTTGATCGTGATTATTTCTTATTTCAAGTGCTTGTGTTTTGTGTATTTTTTTACCAAAACTAACAGCAATCAAAACACAGTTTTCTGTGTGATTGTTTATGTTTGTATTTTCTTCGACTGTTTGAAGAAAAGGTTTGTAATAGTTTTTATTCATAATTACTCCTTGTTATTATGTTTTGACTAACATTAAACTATACATAATATTAGTCAATACATAAGACGATAAAAAATTAATATTGTTTGAAAAAATGTTAAATATTTTAAAATTAAATCATATTGACCAGGCACAAGCACAAACGATTAAAGACAATGAAATTGAATTATTAAGGGTTGTAGATTGTTTAAGTAATGGGTTCCAAATTGGTAACGATAAG